CAACCTTCTTATAGATGTAGGTAATTGTTTGAGTCCCTTCGATGATCTTAGTCGGATCCACCTTGTCTTGTTTTACAAAGGTATAGTCATTATCTTCGAAGTGAATGGTTGTCGGGTGTTCCAACTTGATGGTTTCATCAACTGGTTTTACGCCTGTATCAGTAGAGGCTTTGATTTCTTTGCCCGCCTCGTCAACGAATTTTTGAACGACGTTTCCTTTCACTACCGGTTTTTCAACCGGTTTCTCAACTGGTTTCTCAACCTTCTTATAGATGTAGGTAATTGTTTGAGTCCCTTCGATGATCTTAGTCGGATCCACCTTGTCTTGTTTTACAAAAGTATAATCATTGTCTTCGAAGTGAATAGTGGTTGGGTGTTCCAATTTGATGGCTTCATCAACTGGTTTTACGCCTGTATCAGTAGAGGCTTTGATTTCTTTGCCCGTCTCATCGACAAATTTTTGTACGACGTTTCCTTTCACCACTGGTTTTTCAACCTTCTTATAAATGTAGGTGATAGTTTGCGTTCCTTCGACAATCTTCGTCGGATCCACCTTGTCTTGTTTCATGAAGGTGTAATCGTTATCCTCAAAGTGGATAGTAGTTGGGTGTTCCAACTTGATAGCTTCATCAACTGGTTTCACGCCTGTATCCGTCGAAGCCTTGATTTCTTTGCCTGCTTCGTCGACGAATTTTTGTACGACGTTACCTTTTGGTTGTACTTCTTTATAGAAGTAGGTGATGGTTTCACGGAAGGCATCTGGAATTTTCGTCGGATCCACCTTGTCTTGACGGGTAAACTCATAAGTTTTTCCTTCGAACTGAATGGTTTTCGGATGTGTCAAGCTGAGTGCTTCACCAACCGGCTTCATACCTGTATCGGTTTGTGGAGCCAACTCCTTGTTGGTTCCTTCTTCCTTAAACAATTGGCGAACCGAACCTTTCGAATTGGCCAAGACCTTATCGTGGTCGACAAAGTTTGGACCAGCAAGGGCAACGAAGTCAGAGTCGTAGGAGTGCTCTGAATCAACCAATGACGTACGATAGTAAGCAACAGACGTTGGTGTGATTTCATCATGAGTTACGAGTGGGAAGTTGAGTTTTTGAAGGTTAAACCCATTTGAGGATACTAGAGGCATCGGAGCTTCTAGGACAAATCGAACAGCTGTCACTTTGGAATAATCATCCACTGTTTTAGTGAAGTGAAGCTTCTTGTTATCGGCTACACGGTCACCGGTAATTGGATCCGTTGTATATTCGATAGCCCATCGTGAATCCTTTGGAATCGTACCATTATTATCCCCATATCCTACAGGACCTGTCAAGAAGGTGTCAATTGTTGTCTTATCGCGACCTTTTTTCGGAATGTAAACAAGGGTATTAAGTTGTGAATTTACTTTTTGCCCGATGCGTACAATTGAACGAATGGTAAATGGTGCATCCTTTTGCACATCCAATTTATATGGTCGCCATGTTGAACCAACTTTGACTTCAGATGTTGTGGAAATTTTATCCCCATCATAAAGCGTAAGCTTGAGGGAACCTTTAAGAACTGCTGAACCTTTTTCCGCACTTTCAAACGTGTAATCTTCAAGGTTTGGTAGATGGCTAAAGTCAATCGTATAAGGGGCTTCGTATGTTCCAGCAGGAACATCTTTATCTGCAACTAGTTTGAGACCTTTCATAAATTGGTCAACGGTAGCAGTATCACCATCCAGCAAGGTCCACGCGAATTGGTTGTTTGTAACCAAATGGAATCCATCTGGTAAGTTGAAGCGAACACGAGGCTGTTGATTTTCTGGAAGGGTTTGGATGGCCTCACGGAGTTGAACTGTTGAGTCCACTGTCAGTTGAATTTTCGGATCCATCGTCCAACCGGTCATCGCAGTAGTAATGGAACCAGGTTGGTCACCGAGCTTTTTAATTTCCGATGGTTTAGCCCCTTTTCCGATATATACCACATCCGCAGCCGAAGAGCTTCCGACTTTAACGTGTGAATACGAAACAAAGGTATCACTAGACGCTTTAAGTGGAGCTTTAGTTGGGTCTTTGGTATCTCTCAAATGGGACACATTCGTAATTCGGATGGGTGTGCCCGCATTAGCATCGACTCTCGCGCGATAAATATTTGGATCCAATCCTGTGACTGTCGTTTCGTACGAAATCACCTCTGGACCTTGAGTTGAATCACCATACAATTGAGGAAGTGTACCATCAGCATTGGCTTTTGGGGTAATCAACAAATTCTTCGTATATGGGATGTCGACACTGGAACCTTTACGACCGGCTTGATCAATGACATAATCGGCAATCAACACTTTATTTGTGTCATGATCACGCACTTCGAAGTGAAGGGGTGCTTTGAGCCTGTCAACACGCATAGCAAACTTCATACCTAAATTTTTAGTGTCAAGCGTATTGGTTTCATCTAACCGCAGCAACACTGGGTGAATATCCATAGTGGTTGCATCATCATATGCCAACAATCGTTGATCAGCCGTGTGCTCCAGTTCGGTAAAGGTACGAACATTTGTAGGGCCCGTCTCTGTCCCGAATGGTGATGTATGGTCAATGATTGTTACTTGCCCTACAGATGGTTTCTTATTACGTGTGCGTTCGGTAGCCTCTGCGGTAGCTTCAGCAGTAGCAGTCGTTGTGCCTTGAATATCTTCAGGTACAATCATTGTGACACGGAATTGAACCTTTTTAGAACCAATAACGTTATCACCCGTTGTTGGAATAGGGTTTTTGAGGGTTTCAGCCGATGGTGAAAAAATCGGAAGTTTCCCTCTAGTGGCAAGATAATTTGGGATGGTCAAAACACCGTCTTTAAATGTGACACCATTCTCACCGTTTTTAAATGGTTCGAATCGCTCAGGCATACCCGGAGAACTTTTGATTCGGTAACCGATAGGGACTGAACCTTCAGGGACCTGAATTTTCAATGTGACAGGTCGAGAAGTGATCGTAGAAATATTGAGTTCGTGAGAACCTACCGTATTGTTCGTGATACTTCCGTCCAATTTACCTTGAGAATAATCAGTGTCCGAGTCAGACGCTTCGACTGTAAGCTGAGGTTTGACGGAACTAAAATGCGTGTCAAACGTTTGAGTATCAACCTTTTTCCCATCAACCCACAATTCATAGGTACGCTTAAGGGTACTTGCCGGGTAAAATCCTTGCATTTCCTGAAACGCCGCAGTGAGTGTTTTGATTTCACCCGGTGGCATACCCGAAATATCCACAGTAGTGATTGATGTAGAGTTGTTACCATTACGTTCTGTTGGAGTAGTGGTACTTGTAACACCTTTATCCTCAATGGATACTGCTGTATCAACCAAGTTAGTGTGGACACCTGTAGCTTCCTGAATCACTTTGATGTATGAATTTTTCGGAAGAGGGTCTGTACCACTGGTCCCAATTTGGATGGTGGAAGTAGCACGTGGAGTAGTGGTTGCTCGATCATACTTAGAACCCTTCAGTGCATAAACATTTGACCAGTCATCAATTTTCATGACGGCTTTCGTTTTTTCCGTGATTCGGTCAGGCTGTCGTCCTTCTGTTGGAGTGTCCGCTTGTGCAACACCAACGGATGCAAGAAGGGCAGCCCCGAGAACCGCTCCTGTCAAGTTTTTAGTGAGTTTGGATTTTCGGAATCCAAAAATTTGCTTTTGTTGTGGCATGTTCTTTCCTTTCTAAAGGTAATGGCATGGCCATTTGACCATGTCGCTCTATATCACTATTATATCACAACAGGACTTGCCCCGCAAGTACTTGGTTATGCGGGTTTAGCAAAAAAAGAACCGAAAGGTTCTTTCTAAGGCTGGAATGAGATGTGAACATGGTCATAGTGGTTGGCCGTAACGCCACCACGGTCGGGCATCAAACCCCATTGACCCGGTCCACCATAGATAGAGTTAAACGGAGCCCAGAAGCGTTGTTGCCAGATGATATAGGACACATTGAGGTTTTTATAATTAGCAAGGACGTATTGAGCAATTTCATCACCCAAGGCTTTGTTGTCGCCCACCATCAAATCAAGTGCGAGACCGTCCCCGTGACCAGTACCCATTCCATCCGTATCGCCAGGACGATAGCCACCGATTTCAACACCGAACTTCTTAGCCAATTGGTCACGCGCTTCTGCGACATGTTGATAGAGACCATCGGCCCTACGACCACCTTTAGCGATTTTGGTACTATTTTCAACCGCTTTGGTTTCTTTTGGTTTTTCAACTTCTTTCGGTTTCTGACTTTCGGCAACCAAGGCTTGAAGGGTTACATCTAAACCTGCCAATTCCTCATCGGCTTCGTGAACCTCACCTTGTAGTTTATCGACAGCCTTTTGTGTCCGCTCGACCAAACCTTGTCGTTGGACGAGTTCGATACGTGCTGCGATTAGCTTGGCATTTTCTTGTGGTGATCTAGCATGTTTATCCTGTAACTTAGCTACCAAACGTTCCGACTCCTGTCTGGCACTTTCATGGTTGATGGAGTTGACCGACAAGAGTTTAAGTTTTTGCTCAGCCTGAGACTTCTCCTCTTGTGCATGCTCAATTTGTTGTTTGGTGCTTTCGATTCGTTGTGTTAACGAACCATCATCCCCTGCGGCTTGTGAGAACAAGAGAGGGACCATACAAGCCAAAGGCACTAAATATTTTAATTTCACGAAGTTTGATTCCTTTCATTAATATCACAAGTATATCATAAATGCCCATGTGATGGGCATTTATGACTATGTGTGACGTGATACCACCTCCATTTGGTCATCATTGGTCACTTTTCATTTCAATCCACGCACCCTTGTTACAGGGTGCGATACTCCCCGGACCGTATAAGGCTACCGAACCTGTATTTCAATCCACACCCGTGTGGGTACGATAGACGCCCCATATGCCAACTGGTTTACGATTGGCCGATCTCAATCCACGTACCCGAGCGAGGTACGATAGACATCAGACTCTATAAAGTTTTTCATGTCCTCATTTCAATCCACGCACTCATGTGAATGCGACCATAATTTGTCACGGTGAGAAGTTCATTTAGGTCTATTTCAATCCACGCACCCCCATATAAGGGTACGGTAGCACATTCCTGCACTACTGTGGTCTAATTGGTTCTCACGTAGTTCCAATTGCCCACTCCGTGTTATCGGGTCTCGATAACGGACCTCTGTTGAAACGTGAAAGGTCCGGAGTTTGATGTGCGACGGAGGTTCATCACATCAAAACTTCCTACTATTATTATATCACTGTTCTTGCGGAAATACAAGTAAAAACTGAGTTGTAGAAAGAAATTTTATTTTATGGTATAATAGTAATACTAGAAAGGACGGTGAACTATGACCTATAGTTTAGACGAGCAAGAGACGCACATTTGGTTCGACCCAACAACAAAAGAAACACTGATTGAGACCAACTATTACCCCGATATACACTACTATTTAAAGCAAGTAGGTGACGGTGGTTTGACACTAATCAGCCAAGAAGTTGAAGATGGTCGTATCATCAACATACGAGCAAAAGTGAACGACCAACAGTATTCTTTGAGTCGTAAACTCAAAAAGAAACGCATTCTCTCAGAAGAAGAACGTGAACGATTGCGTGCACAACTAGCCAGAGCCCGCAAGTCCTAATCGCCTTTGCTAACGCAAAGGCTTTTTAATGGGGCTTCGCCCCAAACCCCTATTTCTTCCTGAAAACATATAGAAGGGAATGAGTCCATGGCAACAATCACAAAAACCTTAGTTTGTGTGGATAGTGCTGACCGAAACTCCGGCGGCAGTGGGAGCGACCACAACAAGTACTACAAGGCCAGTTATGACGGGTCAACCATTTACTACGAATACGGACGAATCGGCGCCACCTGCACCAAAGGTCAAAAAGCCGGAACACGCGCATCTTATGATAAATTGATCAACTCCAAAATCAAAAAAGGTTACATCGAAGTTGACACGCATGAGGGTAAGGACGTGGGCCAAACCGCTAACAAAGATGAACGAGTGGCTAAAGCTATTGCTCAAGACCCAGAAGTGGAAGCCTTTGTCAAGAAGCTTGTCGAAGCAAATACCCACGACTTGTTCGACGGCAAATACAAACTCGAAATGACTGCTTCGGGGGCTGTTAAAACGGATATTGGTGTATTGACCAGTAAGACCATTGCAAAAGCTGAAGGTTTGTTGGAACGTATTATGAAGGGTGAACACACCCTCATCAAGGAATATTTCACCTACATCCCTCACTATGTTCGCATTGGGCAACCATTAGCAACAGTTGTGACTGACTGGGAGCATGAAAAAGAACTTTTCGATGTCCTAAAACAACACGTGGCGGATTACGAAAAGAGCTTGGAAAACGAAAAAGACGTCGCTATTGATGATGATGCCTTCAAAGGTCTCTTCAAGTTAAAACTTCGAGCAGCAACAACCGATGAGTTGAATACCATCAAACGCATGTTCGATGAAACCAAGCAGGACCGTCACCGCCAGGCATCACAAAAACAAGTGAAGGCCGCTCTTGCTATCGAATACAACGATGAGGAAGAAGCTCATTACACAGCCGTACAGAACAAGGTTGGTAATGTCAAACAATTATGGCACGGTACAACCGCACAAAACGTTCTGAACATTTTGCGAACAGGGCTATTCTGTCCAAAATCAAACGATAGTCGCTACGGGATTACCGGTCGCATGTTTGGAGACGGTGTTTACCTGTCTGACCAGAGCACAAAAGCCTTGAACTATGCCTGCGGATTCTGGGGACATTCGTCTAAAGGAAATGCAACCTACATGTTCCTCGCTGATACCGCTATGGGCAATGAGTACAAACCAAATAACTCCATCACCCGGCATCAAATCCCGTCCAACGCTCGACAAGGTGGCTACGACTCTATCTACATCACTGGCGGTACGCAAGGTGTGATCAACAATGAAATGATTGTTTGGAACACCGAACAAATTCGCCTCTCTTACTTGGTTATTTTTGAATAACCTTTGCACTAAATGAAAGGAACACACCTTATGATTATTAATCAACGCACTGTCAAATATCTTGTTGTTGTTATTGATTACTTCACACGCACCAGCCAACGTATCTCCGTCACCGACATTGAAAGCTTGAATGCCATCACTGCCATGAACGTTTTGCGTGATGGTTTGGACCACGGTATGAGCCTCGAAACTTATACCCACGAGGAACAAGAACAACTCGAAGAAGCGGTTATGTTTGACGCCACTGAAATGGTCAGCTTTAAAGTGCTGAATGGCCTTCAGGTGCGTGGTACAATTCACCTGATCGATGGTCGTGCACTACCTGAATCACTATTTGTTGAAACGAGTAACCATGGCCTTCTTGGGCTAAACGATGAGCTCAGACATTACCGTGGTGAAGAAGGTTACGCCGCTGTCCGTATCGACAACGAAAATCCAGTATTTCGTGTGAGTGGTGTTAACTAACTAACGAAATCCCTTCGGGGATTTCTTTTTTTTTTTGCAATTTAACAAGACGACCAACCCCACAAAGTATGATATAATAGAAGAGAACCAGCGCCTTTGCCTACGCAAAGGCTACTAAATGGGGCTACACCCCAAACCCCTAATTCCTTTTGAAAACAATCAAAACAAAGACGAGGTAATCAATTTATATGAAAAAATTAGTAACAACCCTAGAAAACCTAAAAGAAGCTAGCAAAATTTCTGACAAAACAAGCATTTTGGAAAAAGTGACAGACCCTGTCACAAAACGTGTTTTGAACTTTTTGGGTGACCCAAACCAAGTGATTGGTTTGTCCACTAAAAAAATTCAAAAAGCCGTTGAACATGTGGCTCACGACTTAACCCTTCCAGAATTGTTGGACTATTTATTGGAACACAATACTGGAACTGAAAATGAAATCGGTATGGTGCAATATTTCATCAACCAATACGATGAGCACACAAAAGATGTTCTTGCTCAAGTGATTGGAAAATCATGGACTACAACGGTTGGAGCGAGCCTCCTCAACAAAGTATATGGTGTTGATTTCATCCCTGTCTTTGATGTGCAATTGGCTTTCCCTTATGACAAAAAAATCCAAGGGTACAAAGATGACGCTGTTTTTGTCGTCACTCAAAAATTGGACGGTTTCCGTGCAGTTGTTGAGGTCAAAGATGGAAAAGTGCTTTCTGTCAAAACTCGTAAAGGGAAAGTCATTGACGGACTTAGCCAGTTGAAAGCAGATATTGAAAGCGTTGTGGACGCAAATCTCGGTCACTTCATTTTTGATGGTGAACTTCTCCTTGAAGATCCTGAAAACAAATGGACAAGTGGTGAGCGCTTCCAAAAAACTGGCCAAATGATTTCAGCTGACGGAGAATGTGACGGCCTTGGCTATAACATTTTTGACGCCCTTCCTTATGTGGAATTTACCGCTGGAAAGTCAAAACTTCCATATATTGAACGCCGTAAAAACTACCTTGAAACCTTCACAGCTGGGGAATTAGTTCGTGCTATTCCAGTTCTTGGAACAGCTGACAAAGCTGGCATTCCAGCTTGGAGTGATTATGCAACAGCTCAAGGTTTTGAAGGGGTCATGCTCAATGATCCAAATGCTAAATATGAAACCAAACGCACCAAAGGTTTGCTCAAAGTGAAGAAAATGCATACAGCCGACCTCTTAGTTGTTGGTTTTGAGGAAGCTATTGACGGTAAAAACCGTGGTGGCCTTAAGTCCCTTATCGTTCAATTGGACGAAGACAATACCTTTAACGTATCATCTGGTTTGACCGAAGAACAACGCGAACATATTTGGAACAACCAAGAGGAATACCTTGGTAAAATTATTGAAATTAAGTTCTTTGAGGAAACCACAAACAAAAACGGTGGACGCTCTCTTCGCTTCCCTGTTGTATTAGGCTTCCGTGATGATAAGACCATCGAAGACGTGAACATTGACTAAGCTCGGGCTAACCGGGCTTTTTCTTTTTTTTTGTGAAAGGAAAACACTATGAAACGGACAAAAATTCATGAAAGTTATGTCGTAGACGAGAAAATCTTCAGCAATCGTTACGAGGCTGAAAAATATCGTGACGAACTTGACAGTAAACAGTTTAACAACTATCCAAAATCATCGTTTGATACGATTGTTTACTACGAAATTTATACCCATCACGGTGACCGTTCCAATGCCCACACTTGTTGTAATGGTGCCTTCAGTGACGCCGCTATTGCCTATCGAGAAATGCAAAATTACTCAAATGATTGGTGTTCCAACGGTACTGGCTGGATGGAACAAGTGACCATTAAAAAAGGAACCAACGGAAAGGTCATTATCGAACGCGAACAAATTTATAAAAATTGATTAAGCTCGGGTTTCCCGAGCTTTTTCTTTTTTTTTTGAAAGGAAATACACGCAATGCAGTATCCCACAGATAATGAACTTCATGACATTTATCTATCACCTCATCCAACGGTACAGGATCTTGAAATGTATCGAGTGTATTGCGAATATAAATCCACATTAAAGAACATTGACCTAAAACTTGAAGCCACAAAAGCGGTACCGACCATTCTAGAAGAGACCATGAGCGTGGCACAACTATTTGAGTCAGGAAGCCCCCTATGGGCACGGCCATATAGTATCTCTGAATTATGTTTCATCATTCCTATGAGGGAAAGTATTAGTGATGAAGTGTTCATCCAGTTGCTACAACAAGCATCCGACTACGATACACTTGCACGTGGACTCATTGAGGCTTTGTGAGGAATTAGAAAGGACCTAGACATGGAATACACAAGCAACCAACGGGCAGCTATTTTCCTCGTCGCACGCTGGACCAATAAACTCAAAAACAATATGCCAATTGGTATGTATTTGAAGGAACTACCTGAAGTAAAAAAAGCCGTGCGCGAATACAACCGGAAAAATCCGTGGGATTATACGTACATGTGGTACGACCCCGGTTTTGTTGTCGAAACCCGTAACGACTATTCAAAAGCCATGGACGGTCTCAACTATCGAATTGACGTACTGGAAGACTATGCAGGTTACAGCATCTATGACCTATAGAAAGGAACCCAAATGGACAAGAAAAGCATACACGAATGGGCGCGGATCTTTGCAGGCCAAGGGCTTGTGGCAATTTGCGATGTTGACCGCCTATACGGTAAAATGCTCCGAAAAACACAAGCGAGTGGACTCTGGGAAAGTGCTGAAACAGAGCTACGACTCAACCGCGAGGTGCGAATCTTTAGCGAAAGTGAAGCACGTGAAATCGCAGAAGCTTGTTTGCCTATCAAACCACAAACTCCAAAAGCCAAAACGCCACGTACCATCAAAGGTGCCGTGTGTGGAACGACGGAAGGCAAACGAGAAACCTTAAAACGTATTTTGCTTGCGGAGCGAAAGCGTGAGAAAGTGGTTTGCGCCTTGATTGATGATTTGGAGCAGTATCCAGATTTGCAACCGGTATTTGCGGCCTATCGTTATCAGCCAGTTCATGAACCGGAAAAGCTGTATGAAGCCACTTTGGACGAACAGTCCATTGATGAACTAGAAATCATGGTCATGGACTACGACGAACCTGAAAGTGCAACGCACGTCATGCGAGAACAGGTCAAACGGCTCATCCACAATGTGGTTGCATCAATTCCTGATTGGGTTATTGATGCTGCACCCTATCTGGAGTTGGAACCCATTAGCCAAATGATTAACGACAATTCCGAAACATATCGCAAACGCTGGATGGACCACTTGACGAAGGCAAGTACCGACAACAAGCGAAAGGGACTGGAATTCCTGTTGTACCTGAAAACCAACTATATGGACTCGGTTAACAACTACGAACAGTTCCAGAACCTGTTAATCGACCTTGCTACCACCTACAAGGGATAGGTAAAATCCGAACATTGGCATTTTTATTATACCTGTCAAGTTTGTGAATTGGACGATTTTGGATTGAAATTTGGATTTTTTGTAAGCGGTTACAAATCCAGGTATCAAGGGATTTTTAATTGTTTGAACATCAAAGCATCGATTTCACAAAAAAATTTTTTCTGACCACTCATCAAAATTTTTCTTACTTTTTATTGTGAAAACAGGAATTAGAGTAGAAAGTCAGTCATACCAGCGCTTGTAAGCACTAACATCAAATCCAATTTGGAATCCAATTTCCTCCAAATCTCTCCAAATGACCCTAAAACGGCCGAATTTTACGAGTTAAATCGTATTTTTCACCCAATTTGGCCTATTGTTCGGGACATCCCGAACGCTTACTCAATATATTTGTTAAAAACATGATTATCGTTCGGATTTTCCGAACAAAAAAAGAAAGGAAGGTATTCAACATGAATACAGAACAACAATACACAACTGAACAAGTAAACGACATGATCACCGCTTGTAACGAAGTCATTCACGAAGCACGACAAGCAAATGAAACCGCAGCTGCTGTCCTAGAATTTGACAAAACCGAAAATGAAGGGTTGATTATCTCCGCCAATCCTCAAGGCCAAATGATGGGATTTTATGTTTTCCGCTCTGTCCCGCTCGTGCGCAAAGTAACGGATTCACCGCGTGAGATGGCTGAAAGCTTGCTTACATTTATCGGACAGTTTTACCAACTGCACGGTGGTGTGGAAGATTCTATCACATTGTCTGTTGAAGCTTCAGCTGACCTAGCAGGCATTGCTGCTATGGCTGGTGCTGAAACATTCGGCGGAATGTAAAACCACCCCGGACCTTTCACGTCACGAATAGAGGTCCTGTTATCGAAATTCGATAACAAGTGGAAGATTGGGACTACATGAGAACCAATACGGCCACGAACGGGACATAACGCCCTGTCGCATCCCCGTACGGGTGCGTGGATTGAAATACTGATACGCTCATTGAACTGAACGAGCAGGTGTCAGAGTAAACTACTAGGTGTATCCGCGAGGATACACCTATGTATTGTGTGAAAATTAAGCAATCTTTCACCACACATATCAAAAATAAGGAAATATCACAATATGGACGATTTGCACGAACTACGTGAAATGATTACCATCTGTGCCGATGCATTACAAGAAACGGCACAGGAAGACCGACAAATGACCGACGCCTTGATTATGTTGAACGAGAGTATGGGCGAATTCATTGTCGTGACCGCATTACCGAATGGTAAAATGGCTGCTTGGTACATTCACAAGGACGCACCACTATATTATATAGATGGAGATGTAGCGTACCAAATAGCTCAAGATATAACAAATTACATCAAAGGATTCTATCTGTTGACTACGGTTAATGAAAAACCAAGCCAGTTAACAGACAGCGAACGCATACAGATTAGTCATCGTATCGCTGAGCGTATCGATGAAATGAGGGATGACGACGATGAATAAAAACTCCTCCGAAAAACTATACCAGTTCTTGCTCAAAATCTTGCCACAAGTGTCAGAACATGAGCGTGAGGAATTGGAATTGGAATTAGATGAAGCGGTTGATGCCATGGTGAAAGGTGTGAACGGAGTTTTCACCTTCCCATCAGTTGACCCGCACATCATTCAACTCGTCATTAAGGCCCTAAATACTGTTCACCTGCGGGCGACTTCTGTCGTACCGGTAGAGGACAAGGTGTGGATCACTTGGGTCATCGACTATTAGAAAGGAAAAAGCATGAGCTTAAAACTAATTTGGGTAAACTAACAATGACAATTAGAAAGCCCTGCATATCCTGTGAAGGGTATGTATCATTACAAAAGTTAAACCGAGGAAATACCTTAAAGCCTGTTTGCCACAACGTAGAATGAAAATTCAAGCGTGACGGTAGCGAAAGCAGAAAGAAGAAGCAGGATATTGATACAATCCAGTAGTCGGCACAAGAACGAACGGTTGTAAAGCTGAAATACAAGCTAATTAGTGTCTAGTAAATAAAGTAGTGACTGCTAGAAAACGTTAGTGCTAAGTCAATGTTAAAAAGGGTAAGTTTCGGTAGGAATGTCCTAAGTTTCAATGAAAGTTGAGATATGGATAACCTCCAACGACTATCCCCTGAAGGGGGAGTAAAGCCGGAAGCTAATGCCGGAAGAAAAATCTTTGGTCTGAACACTTAGTAAATTTTGTGTTAAGGTGATTCAGATTGACATATAGTCTGCGCACGTCCCGTAATGGGAGTGACTAGGAAGAGACCTAGCTGTTAGGGGTTGCGCCTTAACAGAAACATGTCAAAAATGCGAATGAACTTTGAAAATTGAATAACACGATAATGTTGCATTTTATTACCCGATATGATATAATAGTTTTATCAAAGGAAAGGATAAACTATTATGACAGGGAGACCAAAATCTAAAAAAGGTGTGAAAGTGCACACAGCTTTCAAAATTTATCCAGCCGACAAAGCTAGAGCACAAGCAATGGCAGATAAACTGGATTTGACCTTATCAGCCTATGTGAACAAAGCTGTTTTGGAAAAGGTGGCAAGAGATGAGAAGTCAGAAGATTAGACTAAAACTAACCAAGGAGCAAGAACAACTTGCCTGGTGGTATAGCAAAGTTTCTCGCAATTTCTGGAACCTCTTAGTGGCTATCGACAAGCGGAATAACAACGGTGACTTTGATGACATTTTGAGTAAAAACGGAAATCGAACTTATTACTCAAAATTTTATAATCGCAATATTTATCATCTCAATCAATCAGATTACATCAACCTTGCTAAAATCGTGGTCTCTGAGAACTATGAGAAAGATGCTGACAACTGGTCTTGGTATTATCAACCCAATCAGGTTTTCATTTATAATTTCGTTTCTAGGGAACTGATGAAAATCAGGAAACAGAATAAGGGTCGATTGAATTTTAGGAGCATTGACAAAATTCACCCAAATTTCAATGTTCGCTGTGATACATTTCCTGATAAGACACGTCTCAGTCGTATCTATTTAAAAGATAATGGTAAACTCCAAATACCAACTCTTGGGGAAGTGCGTTATGGCTCTATTCGGGCTGACTTCGATTTATCCGGCAAGAAGCAGACTGCTCAGATTTCCTTTGATGGTAAATACTGGTACCTATCCTACACCGAAGACGTTGATACCGAGGTGGCAGATTTACCCGATTATACAGACGGGGTTGGTATTGACTTAGGAATCAAGACACTTGCCACCATGTCTGATGGAACCCTGGTTCCAAACATTAAGACTTTTAGACGGGTTCGAATTCTTGAGAAGCGCTTGAAACGCCTACAACGCAAGGTCTCTCGTAAATATCGTATCAATCAATGCAACAAATACAATAAAACAAAAAACATTATCAAGCTAGAAAGACAAATCAGGTTGCTCTACCGTTCATTACGAAACATTCGGCGCAACCACATTCGACAATTTGTCTCTCAACTGGTCAAGAAACAACCGCAATATATCGCGATTGAGGATTTGAATGTAAAAGGAATGATGAAGAATAAACATCTGGCAAAAGATATTGCTAATTGCGCCTTTTACACGATCAGAGAACAGCTCATTAGAAAGGCAAGGGAGCGACACATAGCTGTTAGGTTAGTGGACCGCTTTTATCCTTCCAGTAAGACCTGTTCTCATTGTGGCAGTTACAAAAAGGATTTAAAACTCAATGAACGGGTTTATCATTGTCCAAACTGCCAAACAACTATGGATCGAGATCTCAACGCCTCATTGAATATTGCGAGAACTGACCAATATGTCCTAGCTTAATTAAATTTGTTTTTATTGCCTTTGGAAACTAAAGGAAAATAGTTTTAGTGGTAGGTCAGCCGTAAAGCCGAACCACTTTAATCTAGACGCCCTGAAAATTATGAGTACACCAAACAAAGAGTAGCATTAGCCAAATTTGACTCAAGATGGGAAGGTCAATCGTGTTATTCAATTTGAATTTTCGCATTTTTGACTTACGGCAGAAAGCCAAAACGGATTTATCGGAAAGGGCGATGGACTACCATGGCGCATTACAAGTGAAATGAAACACTTTAAAACCACCACACAAGGGCATGCCGTTGTGGTAGGTTACAATACCTTCAAAGGATTTGAAGGGCGTTTGTTGCCAAACCGCTTGACCCTTTTGTATGACGCACGAGGCTTCATGAATTTTGAAGACATGGGAGTGCTGGACATGGCGGTTGGCGACCTTCAAAACTTGCGTGTTGTGGATGAAGCTGAAGTTGTGGAACTCGCAAAAACCGAAGACGTCTACGTCATTGGTGGCAAAGCAACCTATGAAAACTTCATGCCCCTTGCTGACGAAATTATTCGCACAGTCATCCATGAAGACGTGGAAGGGGACGTTGAGGCCCCTTATGTCGTTTGGGACTGGTTCTTGAAAACAGAAATCCGCAAAGTTGCAAACGAAGGCGAACCAGCTTACACCATCGAACACTATCGTATGATGGATCACATCCCAGTACAATAACCCCAAAAAGACCAGTTTTGGTCTTTTTTTTTGTCTTTTGCCTACGCAAAAGACCACCAAATGGGGGTTTGCCCCACACCCCCCTTTATTTTTTAAAAAAAAAACAACAAATAA